AAAATAGTATTTGTAAACATTCTATACTCCTTATCTTTTTTATTTTTAAAAATTACAAAATACAACATCATAAGAGTAGGTGAGAAATAGACCCCTTAAACTAATCCTCACCTTGCTCCTTTCTCCCAACAAGGAAGTCTAGAATTATTTGTTTATATTTCGCCATATTTTTATCGCAGCTTGTTTTATATTACTGTCCCAATAAAAAGGGCTAGGGTCAGTATTTAATGGTGTTATCTTTATGGCATCTTCTAGACTATTATTACACATATCGATGTAATTTTCTAATGATTTAAAATCACTAACTAGTTCCGCATATCCTTCTTTTATATCTTCTTTTGTAAGATCATACCACATTGTTTTTTTTGGTGTAGCATATAATAAAGCTATCGGTTTATTATGTAATACAGAATACAATGCCTGTTGCCTTATATGGTCTATTTTAGGTTTAGTAGGCATTCTTAGGGTAGATTTAAGATCAACAATAAGATTGTCATATTCAAAGTCTGTAAATAATCTTACAGGATATTTAAGTCCGTTAATATTTTTAACTTTTTCTTTTTGATAACTAACTATATTTCTTAATTGTCTTTCATACAATTTTTCCTCAAACTTTTTAGCTATATCTATAGCATTAGAAATTTCATTATCAGCACCAAAAAATTTATTCTTCTTAAACATATGTGTTACAAGTTTTTCAAAGTGTTTATCATCTTTTTGCTGCATACCTTTTTTAATTTTATAATAAGCACCAAACTCTGCAAGATTTCCCCTTACCATTGCTGGACTACTAGATACTCTTAACCCTAAACCATAGTGAACCAGCCATTCACTAGGGTTATGCTTAAACTTATTAATAGAACTAAAGCTATGTCTAAAATCTTTTTTTACTATATTTTTTAATTCCATAAGTATCTAGTAGTATAGTCTATCACTTATTTAGAAAGAACTTGTTCTGGGAGTTCATCATCCACATCTTCTAAGATCTGGGCATCTACCTTATCAGAACCATTTGCTCTTTTAGTTTTTGCAGAGTTGTAAGCATCAACAATTTCTGCATTTTCAGTATCGATAGACTCTTGAAACACTTTTAATGTTTCAATATCATTATCAGATAATTGTAAATTAGCATCGGCATTTACACCTATCTCTGGGACATAGAAAACATTTCCACCTTTTTTCTGTCTTTTAGAATCAAGAGAGAAACTACAATTAAACATTAATTTCTTTCTTTTTTTTAGTTGATCTAACGCAGATGTTACTGGTGAAAAAGCTGTTCCAGTTACTCTATATAGAACAGGTAAATTTTCTACACTATGTGAATTACCTTGTGCAGTTTTACCATCTTTAAAAGATAATAAACCATAAACAAGTTTATAACATCGTATAGTTCTTTGCCTTTCTAGCTCCTCTGGAGTAAGAGTTGACCTTTCTTTGAAAGGTATCTTACCACACCTTGTTCCACCTAATATATCAATAGCTTCTTCCTTCCAGCTTTTAAATATAATAGATCTATTTACATACTCACCCTTCTCTGCATCATAGTGCATATATTGCATGGCACTTATGAATGGTCTTAACGTAACTGGTTTACCAAAAACATTTTGACCTATGTTAGAGTCGTAAGTATAGAAGTGACCAACTGGTAATTGATTACCATCATCATCTTCTGGTGTTCGATTAATTGCTAATCTTGGTATATTACTACCTAAGTTAGAACCATCATCTTGTCCGATTGCTTGCATAATTTGCTCATCAGACATTCCTTTTATATTTACTAAGTTATTATCAGACATTTGTCCTCCATTTAGTTGTTGTCTTATACCACATTTTTAATAAAATTACAATAATCATTTTGTCACATTATAAAGTATCTTAATTACTAAATAAAATACATAAAAACAAGACATTATAAATAATATATCATCTAACATATTCTAGTTTCTCCATTAATAACTTTAATATCTAAACCATCAGATTGTGCAAAGTATTTCCACTCTGAAAAAAACTCATGGTCATTGTCAAGATACAATGTAGTTGGCTCTATAAGACATTGGTCTTTTAGTGCAATGTATTCTAAAAAAGCAGAATATTGCTCATCAGAATACTCATCCATTGTTTCCAATGCTTCTATTTCTTTGGTCATGCTATTTTTATTTCCTCCATATCTAACCAGTTGTAACCTATTTTAATATCCGTGTCAAGTGGAACATTAAAATCTATTTTGTAATACTCTTTAAGAGCAGGTATTACATCTGCTGTTCCCTGTTCAAATATTTTACCCATAATATATTTTTCATCTGGATGAACATCTGCAACAATAGAATCGTGAACTGTATTTACAAGTAAACTTTTTACATTTTTTTCTTTCATTAATTTATATATATTTATACAAGCAAGTGGTACAATATCTGCTGTTGCAAAACCTTGCACAGGATAGTTTTTTATTTGTGTACCATATGTAGATCCACCCCACGGTGTTCTTTCTGCATATGGAAACGCATACTCTCTACCAGTTGGTAATTTAATTCTTTTAAATCTAATAGCTTCACTTTGTAATTGTTCATGCCAAACTTTTATATCTTTATATTTTTCTAAAAATTTAGTATAATATCTTTTTTCATCCTCTGTACCAGTCACACCACCATATAAAGGTTTAAATGTATGTGCCTTTGCATCTTGCCTTGATACACCTATGATGTCAGCAGTGTATTGATGAACATCTATTTTATTTTTTATGTCTTCCATACCTTGTTTATCTTGTGAAAGAAATACTGCAGTTCTAAATTCTAGTTGTGCAAAGTCTACTTCTAATATCATACCATCTTTAAATCTAGACGTGACAACTTTTCTAATAGGAAATGTTTTACCTCTTGGTTGATTTTGAAAATTAGGATCACGACTAGATAGTCTACCAGTTGCAGTTATAGCTTGCATAAATTTAGGATGTAAGAATCCTTTTTCGTTTGTAAAATTTTTTAATCCTTCTACAAAAGTATTTAAATATGTATCAACTGCATTATGTCTAACTATTGCATCAATAAAATTTTTGAACTCACCCTCTGCTTCTGCTGCTATTTTATTTAATGTTATTCTATCTGTTCTAAATCCAGACTCTGCTATATCATATACACTTCTAGGCACTTGTCTAAATCCTGCAATCTTTGCCATAGGTGTATATAAATAACCATCGCCATCACAGTCAGGACATTTAGTATAATTTTTATACGGGCTACCATCTTTTTTTAATTTTTTTATAACGCCTTTACCTTTGCATGTATGGCATTGTTGTGCAACAGTTTTATGTATAACTTCTGTATTATCTGAAACTAGATTCCTAAACTGTTGTCTTGAATATTGTGGTCTTCTTTTATTTTTACCAGTGCTTTTATCTATACCCACATTAAATATTTTAGCCCACTCTTTTTTATCTTTTGGTTTTTTAGAATATATTAACCAAGACAATTGTTCTGGACTAGATAAATTTATTTTTGTATCACCCATTTGTTTATATACTATCTTATCTATCTTTTGTTTTAAGTATGCAAACTCTGCACGATATTCTTTTTCTACACTATGTAATTCTTCTAAGTTAATATTAATTCCATTTCTTTCCATATCAGATAGCACAACTAAAAACTCATTCATCATCTTCAGAGTCATCAATAAACCCTTATTTTTAGCCATTTTTAGATCATTCATCTGTGAATCAAATAGTTTTCTAGTTATGGCAACGTCTATTTTACCATACTCTTCCACTACATCTGCAGGTATATCTTGAAATGGTATACCCCTATCTGTCCATTCTTTTATAGCACTATCTTTAGATCCTATTTTTCTTCTACGACAAGACATCTCAAGTGTTAAACTTTTTCTTATACCTCTATTAAGTATATACTCTACCTGTATATTTAAATCCAGATTCTAATAACCACATTAAATCAAATTTAATATTGTGACCTATAAGTAAAGTTGTTTTATCTAGTATAGATTGTATTTTATGGTAACAACCCTCATCAACTCTTTCACTATGATTTGTAAAATAGTATTCATCATTAATACCTACACTAACTAATATATTATCTGGATGAAAAGGTGATGGATCATAACCACCCGTATCTGTTTTTTGCCACGATGTTTCTACGTCTACTGTTGTAATCATAGGTTCTTTTCTACTTCTGCTATTGTAATAATGTATTCTTTACCTTTATAATTTATTTCAAGATCACGTTCAAATTCCATTGAACTATTAATATGAAAACCTGATCCCACACACTCTAAATTTTTATGTTTATTCATAAACCTTTGAAATATATTACCTATTTCTAATACTCTTGATGGTTTTATTTTAGACTTCATATCTACTTATGCTCCTTCTAATGGTACATACAGGCTCACCATGATAACCATTTATTTTATTTTTACTTATACATAATGTTCTTATTTTATTTTCTAAATCACTGTTAGAGTTTCTACCTATACCAATAATTAAATCAGCTTCAGCAGCTTTACCAGTTTTAGAGTTTTCCATTTGATCAAATGAAATACTATTTCTATTGTGTGCATCAGCAGATGCTTGTGATATTGCAATCACTGCACAATCTCTTCTTTTTGCTATCTCTCTTACACTTGTATATATCTGTCTTAACTTTTCATCTGTCCTTGCATATGTGCCAGTTACATTTATTTTATCTAGCTGGTCTATCACTATAATATCTGGTTTATGTTTTTCACAATGTGCATCTATATCTTCCATTGACCAATCAACTGTATCAAACATTGATATGTTATTTTTTATTTCACTCCAAGAACTTTGTGCTACTTTTTTTTCTAATATTATTTCTTCTCTAGTCATACCAGTATAACAAGATATGGCTCTCATCTGTGTTCTTATTGCAGGCTCTTCATTTATAAACGCATGTATCTTTGCACCTTGTTCTGCAAATCCATTTGGTCCTGCACATAGACTAACCCAGAATGCAGTCTTACCTGTTTCTGGTCTAGCAAATGCTATCATTAAATTACCACCACCAATACCACCCACATTTTCTTTTAACACAGGTATGTTAAACTTCCATTTCGTAGTTACATCTAGCAAATCTAATACTTGTTCTACATCACTTGTAACTGCAGGAGTTTTTTCTTCACTGATATTTTGTTTATGTTTTTCTATCATACCAGTTATTTCTGTAAAGTTTGCATCTTTACCATTAAATATTTCTGTAGCTTCTACTGCTATTCTTTGTGCTAAATCTCTATCAGATAATATACGCATTATATCTTTTGCTATTTCTTTACTAGGCTCTTGTACTTCTTTAATATCTTCTACTAACTCACTAAACTTTTCTTTTGCAGAACGGGTCAATGCAGGATTAAATATTGCAGTATGCAAAGAATATAACTCATCTACTTTTATATCCTCTTCATATTTTTCATGTGCTTTTTGTATTGTTTCATACAAAGAGCTTATATCACCTGCAAATACAGTAGGTGATAGCATACCTTTATGTTGAGTATAAAATTTTTTATTAAGCATAAGCCTAATCATTTGCTTTTCTATCATCTAACTCCTTTAATAAAATTTGATCTATTGTTTCAATTATTGACTGATCTCTTTGAGTCCACTCTGATCTATTACAATCTATAATATCATACTTCCAAGAAAACCAACTATCTAATATTTCTTTTTTCATACTATCATTCATAAAATATTTTCCTTATCTGTTCTGTGTTATAGTATTTAAGATCATCTTCTAGTGGTTTTACAATTACATTTTCAAAACCCGATGACCTTAAATCTTTTGCCATGTCATATGCTTTTGTTGTAGCATCTCTATCTAAACATATATATAAATTTTTATATGGTTCTAAATGACTCTTATGTAATGCTTTTAATTTAGTACCCATGATTGCTATACCAGTTAATATATTTGATACTGCACATGCAGATGGGCAATCCTCTACAATGACTGCATCAACACACTCACCACATTTAAACGGCACATCTTTATTACCATACATGTACCATTTAGGAAAATCATTTTTATTTAATGCTCTACCTACTGCACCTACTATTTTATGTGATACTCTATTTTTAATTAAGAATACCACTCTATCTTGTTTTACATCATATTTAAAATCTGCTCTACCCCAAGACCAAGACTCCCAACAATTATTTTTGTTTAGCCAATGCATAGCTTTTTCATTTGAGTATATTGATTGAAAACTATCTGGTATTGGAAAGTCTTTATCTTCTATGTGCAATTCTTTATTACCTTGAAATACTTTTTCTACATAGTGCATGTTTTTTTCTCCTTCTTTTTTTCCTTTTGCTTTACAGGATGCATGAAAACAATACCAACTTATTTTATTTTCGGTAGTATCTACAAGCAATGTATTTTTATTATTACAAAATGGACAATCCATTCTAATGTTTGTATCTGGTGGCACAAACAAACCTTGCACAACTGCTAACTGTTGTTTATAATTCAAATAGGTACTTCCTCGTATGTAATTGTATATTTATCTTCAGAAAAGAAAGAACTCTTTTCTACTTTCATTAAATTATTATTTAAATAATAAGCTACATTATTCTCTATTAGATCTGCATCTGGTTCGTTGTCGAATGGCATCACTGCTACTGCGTCTATTCCCATTCCAAATATTCTTATTTTGTATTTTTTCATTATTATTTTCCTTATCACATTTTTGTTTATTTGTCAAGTTATATTCTTTTAAAGTCATAATTTTTATTTTAAGACCTTTTTCTTTTAACTCTTTTATTTTCTTTGGGTTCCAATAAATCATCCCCTTTCCTCCTTTTAAACCATGATGTATCTCTACCCTCTTTTTTGCACCACTCATGATGTAATATTTCTATAGGTCTTATATTTTTATAATTCATCCCCCTCATAGCCTACCTTTTCTTTCTTTTCTTGTTCTGTATGGTAGTCTAACTACCTTATTACTTGTATTACCTTTACGACTTGTCCATTCTACAACTACTGCATGTAAATCTCCTGCTTTAGTTTGAAAAGAACGCAATGCTTTTTTTAAACTCATTGCTTTTATTTCTGTAAACTCAGCAAAAGAATCTGTCCCATCTCCTGCTATAAATTTATATGTTATCATTAATGCTCCTTATAACTTACTTGTTTAATTGAACGACTCCAACAGTTTCTGCAATTACCACACTCACCATTTTGTTTTGGTGCAGGGCATTCCCAACCAACTGCAGGTTTATCTTTATGTACACCCGAAGTCCATTTCCAGAACTTGGGTTGGTTGCCATCAACTGTAATAGCTGATACACGCAAACATAAATTCTTTGGTACATCTTTCTCATCTATCTTATTTATTATTGAATACTCTCTTGTGGCTAACCAATGATTTATTTGTGGTGTTAGTTCACATACCTCAAATATTTTCATTAGATGTGAATAAGATTGTATATCGCCTGCATCAAACCACCTATGATATCTCTTTGATTTGTCTATGTTTTTATATTTTATAGTCAGTAATTCTGCCATATAATCTACCCATTCGTTTAGCTCTATTGCTTTTCTTCTAACTTCGTGTGCATCAAATACATTTCTAAATACATACCTACCCTTTAATGCATAGCAAGAATGGCATATAGTGCCTTTTATTTTTGCTAACTTTGATCCTGTCTTACAATGTTTAGCAGATATACCCCAACCAAACGCAGGCATCTTACTTGGATTAGATAGTGTGCCTAT